GGTTATATAAAAGTTTATTGACTTCTACGAGTACGAGTAAGTTTCCTAACATACCCATAGAAGTAGAAATAACTATAGATGGGGTTTCAGGAATTGAACCAGGTGATTCTTTTCAAGTTGGTTATTTACAAGAAGAGTATCTAAAATATACTTTGTTTCAATCTATAGATGTTAGTCACGATGTAAGTAATACTGGTTGGTACACAACAATAAAAGGTATAATGAGAATCAATCGTCAAGCTATGGGATTATTCTTACCTGATACTGTAAAAGAAGTCAAACCACCCACTGCTTTTTCTGGAACAACAACTTCAACTCCATCGGAAACATATACGATACCAACAGGAATTCCACCAGTACCAAAGAGAAAGAAAACCAAAATTGGGGATGAACCTGAGATAAAACCACCTGCTCATTTACAAGAAATTGAAATAAACACAACTGCAATTGATGAAACTTCACAGGTCATCATACCTAAAAGAAGAAAAGAACCAGACTTTAAGTGGTTTGAAGATATTACTGGAGCAAAAGTATTAGAAGACCAAGAAGAAGATGATGACCAAATACCTCTTTTTGGTGGAGTTGGAAGTGGAGTTTATCCACTTGGTACTGTAAATGTATCTAATGGAATGAATTATACATTGAAAAAGGATGGTAGTAAGATTCCACCACGAACACAACCAAAACTAAAAAAAATCATACCATTGAAAAATCAATTTTATAGTACTGGTACTCTTTCTGTTGATGCTGGAGATGAGTATACAAATAAAACTCCACCACCTGAAGCAATAGGAAACATTTTCTTGTTCGAGAAATTTCGTAGAGAATCAAATCCATCAGGTCTTCAAAGTAGAGTATTTAGAATTCAAGATGAGTTGGCAAGTAACTATCCAAAGTATAAGAGTGAGTGGGTTGTTATGAAGAAAGTTCGTGGTAAAGTATTCCCATCAGGTTGGGGAGATTCAATCTCATCGGATATGTTGAGTTTGAACAAAATGTTTTATTTCAAGAACAGACAAGTTTTTCGTGATTATGCAAAACTACACGGATATAGATTGGAAGAAGGTTCTAAGATAAGTATGAATACAGAACAGGTGGTGAGATAAGATGATGTATGTTGATAAAAAAGAATTTGAAGATAAACCTATTGATAAAATAGTAGGTCAAACTATGCAAGTAATAACTGGAAGAATTACTAAGAAATATGAATTTAAATATTTGACTGGTCATTATGTTCCAGAAAATATTGGATATCACATCCATATAACAAAAACAAGAGCCACTATCTATATGACTAATCACCAACATAGTGAGGACTCTAAAATAATAGTACCACAAAAAGAATCGATTGTTGCAATTGAAAAATATATGAAGTTGAATCCACAAAAAGTAGATACCTATCCTATTACGAATGAGGCAAATCCAAATCAAAATGATTATGATGCTGGTTTTATAAAGAGAAAATTTGCATATGAGGCGGGTAAGAGAAATCCAGATGTTTTTGAAATATCACCAACAGATGATTTCACTACTTCAAAATACACCACTTATGAATATGAACATATCATTTCATCTAACTATTTCGACACACCTCTTACCTTGTTTGAATCAGAAAATAAGGCACAAGAACTAAATGGTGATAGGATACGAGAGATAGTTGATAAAGTTCCTAAAATTAGAAATATAGCTAGTACAGGTCAATTTTGGAGAGAAGTTTCACCAATGGAAAAAACATTAGAAAAACTTTTTGGGGGTGGAATAAGTGGACATAAAATATCTCAACAAGGTGGACAAACACCATCAGCTGGTGGTTCAACTGGTGGTTCAACTGGAGGTGGTGGTTCTACAGGCGGTGGTTCTGGTGGTGGTGGATATTAATTTATTGTTTGGTATTTTAGGATAATATTTATAAATAAATTAGGGTTATAATATGATACAAAATGTTTTAGATAAAGGTTTCATTGAAGTTGTGGATTCTCTTGGAGATGACCTAACAGTAGTAAATTCTGCTCGTGTATCATTCGGTAAAAGAAAAAAGAAGTGGGATAAATCGGATGAAAGGTTGGTTAGGTTTTTAGCAAAATATAAACACTATTCACCATTCAGACATTTACAAGTTCAATTTCACATCAAGGCACCAGAGTTCGTTATGAGACAATGGTATAAGCATGTTGTGGGTATTGAGACATCTTCGAGTAGTTCTACGAAAGACCACGCTTGGAATGAGATTAGTGGTCGTTATGTTCCTGTTGAGGACTTTTACACGCCAGAAGTGTTTAGACAACAATCAGAAGACAACAAACAGGCAACAGAAGGAGCAGTAAAAGACCAAGATTCTGCAAAACATCATTGGGAACAGGCGATGTTTCACGCTAAAGAACAATATCAGAAGTTGTTGGATATGGGTGTTGGTAAAGAACAAGCAAGAGCTATCCTACCATTGAACCAATACACCGAAGTATATTGGACAGCATCATTTCAGGCAGTAATGAACTTTATAGAACTAAGAAATGAGAAAACCTCACAATGGGAAATTCAAGAATATGCAAAAGTTCTGTTGGAGTTAATGCACGATACATTTCCTAAAATAACAGAAATATGGTCGGAGGCACATAACTGGAAATAATATGTTGGATGTATTTGTATTTGAAGACTTTTATGAAAATCCTGATGAAGTACGAGATTATGCTCTAAATCAAACTTTTAATATTGAGGGTAATTATCCTGGTTGGAGAACTAAACCAGCCGTACCCGAACAATCTGAAAAACTAAAAAATTTCATACAAGAAAAAATTATAGGAAAAGAAATAATACATTGGCCAGAAGAATACAATACTGCATATCAGTACACGGATAAGGATTGTGTTACTTGGGTTCATCACGATGCGACAGAGTGGGCAGGTGTTGTGTATCTAACTCCAAATGCACCTGTTGATTCAGGAACTTCAATTTACAGATTGAAGGAAACAGGTGTTTACCAATGGAATCCAGATGATGATTCTACGGACTATAACAATGGAGAAATTCCAAGAGACATTACGAAATGGGAAGAAATTTTGAGTGTAGGAAACATTTATAATCGTTTGGTAATTTACAAAGGTACTTATTATCATAGAAGTAAAATTCCAGGTTTTGGTAATGGTAAAGAAGACGGAAGATTATTTCAAACATTTTTCTTTGATACATAAATTATGGATTATATTTTAACAGGTAAAATACCACAAGAGTGGTCACACGGAGCAAACATATCCGATAATTCTTGGTATTGTTGGAATGAATTATTTTCACCATCACAATGTGATGAGATAATAAGAATTGCAGAAGATGAGTTTCCTTTGATACGAGGAACTATTATGTCTGAAAATGAAGATTTAGGTAAACGAAGTGGATTCAATGCTCAAACAGATAAAGTGTTGCGTGACTCACAAGTTAGGTGGGTTCAACCTACAGATTCTACTACTTGGATTTATGAATGGATATGGAATTCAGTTGTTTCTACAAATCAAGGTAATTGGGATTTTGATATACGAGGGATGGGTGAGGCACTACAATATACTGTTTATGATAGTAATGTAGGAGATGCACATTATGGTTGGCACAGAGACATAGGTGGTAATCAAAATCATAGAAAAATAAGTTTGACTATTCAGTTATCAGATGATAGTGAATATGAAGGCGGACATTTTGAATTGGAAGATATTGGTAAATTTGAAACCTATCGAAATAAGGGAGATGCAATAATGTTTCCCTCAATCTTTAGACATAAGATTCACCCAATAACATACGGAGTAAGAAAGTCATTAGTGGTTTGGATAACAGGCCCAAAAATAAAATAAATGGTTATAGAAAGTCAAGGACAACTTGACAAGGTTATTGAATTAGTAAAAACAAAAAACTTTTTCATACAAGTGTTATGTGACACTATAAAAAAACATCCAAGTGATGATAAAATTAGTGTCATTATGTTATACTTTGATGAATGGTATGTTGTACCATTTGACCATATAGATTGTATAAATCTGTCAGATGCACAACAAGAACAATTCCTTGTCGAATTAGTTTGTTCAAATACAAAAAAATATTGTGTAGATAAGAAGAGATTACTTCATTTGGTAAAGTGTGCAAATCTCATAGACCTAAAAATGTCACGATACCTTTCTGATAATGAAGTCTTGGATGATGAAGATTTTTATACTAATACACAACAAATATTTCACTATGAATGGCGTAATCTAAAAAAGATAAATAATTTATTACCGATAACTAAACTAATAGAATATACTACAAAGATTTATGATTCATACAAATCATATGATAATCATCAAGAATGTTCAGATGTATATCATAATTTGATGTTAGAAAGTTATCAAACAATAGAGAGTAATGGAATACAAACTACAGATGGTATTGTATATTCAGAATATAATCCTTTCACAAGTACAGGTAGACCGAGTAATAGATTTGGTGGTATCAATTTTGCAGCTCTAAATAAAAAAGATGGTAGTAGAAAAAAGTTTATAAGTAGATTTGGACAAAATGGTAAGTTAGTTGAAATGGATTATGATGCATATCACTTGAGGTTGATTGCAAAAATAATAGACTTCGACCTACCTAAAACTTCAGTACACGAATATATGATGAAATTTTATGGTATAGATGATTATGAAGAAGCAAAAAGATTATCCTTTCAATACTTGTATGGTAACATTCCAGAGAACATTATTGATACCAATCCCTTTTTTAAATCCGTACAAGAGTATATAAATTCAAAATGGAGTGAGTATAAAGAACGACAATTTGTTTCTTCAGATATTTATAAACGAAGGCTTTTCGCCAAAAATCTACCAAATATGAACAAAAATAAATTGTTCAATTATTTGATACAATTGAGTGAAACAGAAAACAATCTACAAGTAATTCAAGAGTTGAATAAGTATTTGGAAGACAAAGAATCCAAGTTGGTTTTATACTCATATGATTCTTTTCTAATAGATTTCAATATGAACGATGGTGTAGAGACTTTGAAAGATTGTAAAAGAATAGTTGATAGGGATGGTATTTTTCCTGTCACACTAAAGAGGGGTGATAATTATCACGATATGAAATGATAAAACTAAAACAATTACTAAAAGAAACTTTCATAGGAGATAAATGGTATCCAGCACATACTCAAGAATCATTGAAATGGGTATTGAGTCAAGAAAATGTACCAATCTATCCAAAGACGATAGAGAAACTAATTGGTCAAGTACCAGTTACAGCTTTTCATATGACAGGACCAGAATATATTCCTAAAGTAGCTGGTGTGGTTGGTAAGAAAAAATCTCTTTCTACATTTGACCAAGTTGCTGCAGACTCTCCATTGGCTAAAGGAAAGGGAATACAGACAGGTTCAGGTGGAATTGTATTTCAAGTAGAGGGATTTTTACTGGCAAGAGCACAATCTGATTTGGCAAGTGTTCCAGACAAAACAGGTCGTAGATGGTTGGAGTCTCGTAAAGTATTTGGAGATAGTGAGTTCGTAAGAAGAGCAGCTAAAAAGAATAAAAAATTATATACTCGTAGTGAATGGTATGATATGGAACAAGATATTCAAGATGAGATAAAAGATAAAAATCCAGATGCACGGTATATGGAAGTTGTAGAATTGGCTAAGGTGGAAATGAATAAAAAAGCAAACGAACTTATACGAAATTATATTGATTTTACAAATGACTTATTGATGAAAAATAAAAAGAAATTTGTAAAAAATCTTACGAGTGATGAGAGTAAAGTAAATTGGAATTGGAATGAAATCATACTACATAGTGCAAAAATAAAAAGTGCATTTGTAATGAAAAGACTTGAAAAAGATTATTACTTTAAGGAAAATAAAAAACAACTCGAAAAACTAACAAGAGATATAACATATGGAACACCTGGTCAATACAGAAAATGGTATACCGCAAGAAAAGGACAAATAAATGTCAATTAATATTTCATTATATGATTTGGTCAATATAGACGAACTCGTTTATACTAACGACATATCAGAGAAACATCAAAAGAGAATTGATGAGGGAAAGGAATGGCTAAAAACTATCACTCTACCTTATAAAAATCCACCAAAAAATTCAAGTTATGTTACATTGAATGAATTGGAATTTTTACGAGACTTGAGAACAGATGGTAGTGAACTAAAAGAATTTGATAATATCGAAGACAACTTTGGTGATTTATTGGAAGGTTTTGGATTTGATAGAAATAAAGATTATATTGATGACTTGGTACATAAAAGTAGAGGTCCTATATATGTTCTAAAATATCATTATAATAGACCAAGACCATCTCAAGTTGCAGAAGTTAGAGGTATTGATATAAATCAATCTTCTGTGGATTCTGCAAAAACACCAAGTTATCCAAGTGGACATTCAACTCAGGCTTATTTATTGTCCATAAAATTAGCAACAAAATATCCGAGTATTGCTAGTGAATTATATGAGTTGGGAGAAAATATTTCATACTCAAGAGTCTTAGGTAAAGTTCATTATCCAAGTGATTATCAGTATGGTAAAATTTTGGGTGACTCTTTAGCGAGGTCTTTATGATTAGTTTGTATTCACTTATAAATGAAGTGACTTTGAAGAAGTGGAATCATTTTAGACCTTTGAGTTACGATGAGATTAGAGATGAGTATGATGAATTCAAAGAGAATGATAAAACAAAATTTGTAATGCCACGATTGGCAAAAGATTGGGATGATTTCAATGATTCCGTAAAGGTTGCACAAGAGGAAATATTTAGTGTTGAGGAGTTGAAAGAATTGTATAATTCAGATGTTGGAGAGGTTCTAACCATTATAAAAGATGGTGGATTATCTGCGGGATTAGATGAGACAAAAAGATTATCTAATCATTATGGTAAGGATTGGAAAAGAATTTACAAGGCATTCAAATCAACACCACCAATGAAATTACCATTACCACTTGTAGTGAGAGATAAAAATAGTGATAATTATTTATTGGCTGGAAATACTCGATTGATGGTATCTGTGTCTTTAGGATATAATATGGGTATCAATGTCATACCTTACAAGTACGAATTTAAGAGTGAGGGATTTTACTTATGAAAAAATTAATGGAACATATAGATTCTCTAATACTAAATTGGGGAGTAGAAGACGGAAAACTATCAAGTCTTGAAGAACTATATGGAGTTTTGATAGACAAGGGATGGGATCATCCATCTGCAACTGCTTACTTGAACAATATACATAAAGTATTTTTGGGTGAGGCACCAGAGGATGATACAAAACCACTAACTGATAAAGATAAAGAATTATTAAAACAAAAAGGACTTGCTTATATCAGAGGAACTAAACCTGCAGAATATGGTAAGAAAAATAATAAAGGTGAAGGAGAAAAACCAGCAGTATTTGTAAATGTTGATGGTAAACTTCAGAAACCAGATGAGGCTGAAAAAGATACTGATTCAAAATCAAAAGATAAAGAAGAGGACGAGACACAGAAGGCAACTCCTGATGATTTTGATGTTGATAAACACCTTGACAATCCACCAGAAAAGAAGAAAAATATTTCAAAAGAGAATCAAAAGAAAGTAAACTTTTTGAAAAAGAAAGTTGATGAGGCTCGTGATTTATTAGATAAAGACAAACAAGACTTGGTGGACGAATGTATGGATAGGATTGAAACACTATATGATGATGATGCAACTGAAGAAGAAAAGAAAGAAGCTGCAGAATGGTTGATGAAAAATGGTAGATTCTCTACTAATGCGATGCCAAAATCTGGTCAAAGAAAAGCCTATTTGAATGGAATCGGTGGAATGAGAAAAATATTATCTTCATCAGGAACTGTTGCATCAGAAGACTTGGTACAACAGATGGAAAAGTATGTTGATTTAGGTGAACCTTTCAATCCAAGAGCTTTGAAAGATGGATTTAGTGCAGCAGCTAAACCAGACTTGGGTGATGAAAATATAGCAAAACCAGAGGACGATGAGAGTGTAAAGGAATTTCACGAAAGACATCCTATAATGAAAAAAATAAGGTCAGGTTTACACGGATTATATGTTGTAAAAGACAAAGATGGAAAGGCTAAAATGCCAAGTAGTCAATACTCAAAAGATTATTTGGAACAAAGTATAAATAATCCAGCACTACAAAATACAATTGACTTTGCAAAAGAACAGGCAGAGGCTGGTAATGTTGATGAGGGAGTTCCAAAGGCGTTAGAAGCACATCAAAAGAGATTACAAAAAATCTTGGAAGAGGTTCCTGTACCAAGTGAAGAGGCAAGAAAAGCAATTGCTGATAGTTACAATCAATTGATGGTTGATTTACATAAGGCAGATTCGGATATTGCTAATTCAATATTGAAACAGATTGCTGAAAATAATTTATATGAACAAGAATTGGCAAATGGTGAAGAAGTATACTTACCATCTGCTGGTAACTTTCCTGCTGGAGATAAAATAAAAGTAAATGGTGGTGAGGTAGTTGCATTGATAAGTTGTAAATGGGGTAAACAAGGTAGAACATATGGATGTCCTGCAAACTCAAAAACTATCTGTGAATTACATCAAGATAAATCAAAACAAAATAATCAAGGACAATATCTTGGAGAAGAAGGTCATACATTATTGATAAATGATGATTTGATAAAGGGTGAGAATAAAAAAGAAACCAAAGAAAAAACCAAAAATTGGATAAAGAAGACACTCCAAGAAGTAGACTTAGGTGACACTTTTACTGAAGAAGAAATAGAAAAAATTGCAGAAATTACTGCAGACTATATGGAAGAGATTGAACGAATTCAAGAACTCACAAAAGACCTAAAACCTGCAGAGGTAAAGTGGGAAACTTTTCAACGAGAGATGAAAAAGATTGATGATAAGTTTAGGAAACTTATGGGTGGTGTTATCACAAAGGAACATGCGGCTGCACTTATTGGTGAAAATAATGCTGGTAATCTAATCGAAAGAGGTGGTAAGGTAAAACCAGAAGCTCTATTATCTGCAATTGAAATTGCAAATAACATTAGAACAAATGAAACACTCACCGAGTTAGAACACAACAAACAATTCTATGATGAAAATAACGAACCAAAATTCGTAACATCAAAAGGTACAAATGACCCAAATGATTACTCAATAACATTCAGAACTCGTAGAACCAAAGGTCGTTCAGGTGGTGGATGTCAGTTATCATTTACTGGAGATGGTAAACCTGCAGATGTAGAATTGAAAGATGGTGGTGAGGTTTTAGATTCCGAGACAGGTGAAATAAAGGAAGTCTAATGAAAACTCAACTACTATGTACTTTTGCTGCACCTGATCAGTTAGACCATATTCTGTTTCTAATTTCGGAATGTAGTGATGTTTTGTTTGGTAAAATATTTGTATTGGAAAATGTAAACAATCCAAATCAGTTGATGTGTACATATAACATAGAACAAACTGGTGATTACATTACTGATATGAGAGATACTATTTCATTACATAGAAAGAAACAGACCAATACATTGTACACAATCAATGCGATAAATTGTATAATCAAAGAATTAAACAATGGGGTACTTGATAAAAGATATGTTATTCCTTGGGATAATTATCAAAATTCTTTATTGCTAAATAAGGGACAAGACTCTTATCAAATCATAAAAACAAAAATACACACCGTACATAATTTATAATCGTTTGAGATCTGACCGTCATATATATTAAGGATGGTCAAACAAAATAGGTTATACGAAAAGTTTTTTCGATTAATAATATTTTCCGTGATATATATTATTACAAATCAGGTTACTACTTGATTGGTAATTAACAATTAAACAATAACACTAAATTAGGAGTAAATAATGGACATTGATGCAGTTAGAAAAAGATTGAATCAACTTCAAACAACAAACACTCGGACTTCCAACCTTTGGAAACCAAGTCCTGGTAAACAGGTTATCCGAGTAATTCCTTACAAACACAATAAAGACATTCCTTTTATAGAATTGTTCTTTCACTATGATTTAGGTGGAAAGACTTATCTTTCTCCTATCACTTATGGTCGTCCTGACCCGATTGAAGAGTTTGCAAGTAAACTAAAACAATCAGGTAGTCGTGATGATTTTCGTCTTGGTCGTAAGTTAGAAGCTAAGATGAGAACATTTGCACCAGTAATTGTTCGTGGTGAAGAGAATGAGGGTGTTCGCTTTTGGGGATTCGGTAAAACAGTATATCAAGAATTACTTTCAGTAATTGCCGATCCTGATTATGGTGATATTACAGATCCAGTAAATGGTCGTGATATTTCTGTAGAGTTCCTAACGGCTGAGGAAACAGGTGCTAGTTATCCAAAAACTAACATCAGAGTCAAACCAAATCAGACCGCCATCACAGAAGATGCTCAAAAACTTGAGAGTCTTTTGGAGAATCAATCAGACTTACGAGAGATTTATACAGAACTTTCGTATGATGAATTGACAGATGTATTGAACCAATGGTTACAAGGTACTGAAGAAGAAGAAGCTGAAGAGAAGAAGTCTCCAGCTTTAGACACTGCAACTTCTAATGTAAATGTAGAAGATGCATTTGATGACCTTTTCAATAAGTAAATAACAATAATATTTGGGTGGTATCCTACAGAACCAAGCGATGAGAGGGCTGTGTTTGTATGCCCAACCACCCAAAGTTTTAACATTAGGAGTAATATATGCCTACAAAAGAAGATTTGGCTCAAGTTTTAGCTGAAAATCTAAACAAGAGTTTCAAAGATTACAAAGTTGCTTACTTTTTGGGAGAGGCTTCACAATCACCAACAGATGTAAAAGATTTCATTTCTACAGGTAGTAGTATGTTGGATTTGGCTATTTCAAATAGACAAAATGGTGGAATTGCAGTTGGTAGAATTACTGAAATCAACGGATTGGAATCAAGTGGTAAATCATTACTTGGTGCTCATATATTATCCGAAACTCAGAAGAAAGGTGGAGTCGCAGTTTATATAGATACTGAGACTTCAGTTAGTCAGCAATTTCTTGGGGCTATAGGTGTTGATGTTTCAAAGATGTTGTATTTACATCTCGAAACTGTGGAAGACATCTTTCAGGCTATTGAAGAAATTGTAACTAAAGTTCGTGAGTCCGATAAGGATAGGTTGGTAACTATTCTTATTGATTCATTAGCTGCAGCTTCTACTAAGGTAGAGATGGATGCTGACTTTGATAAAGATGGTTGGGCAACTGCGAAGGCAATCATCATATCAAAGGCAATGAGAAAAATCACACAGATGATTGGTAGACAAAACATAGCCTTGGTATTTACAAACCAACTCAGACAGAAACTCGGAGTTATGTTTGGAGATCCTTGGACAACAAGTGGTGGGAAGGCCTTACCATTTCACGCATCAACTCGTATTCGACTAAAGAATATGGGACAAATCAAGGATAATAAGAAAAATATTCTTGGGATGAAGTGTAGGGCTCAAATAATCAAGAATAGACTTGGCCCACCATTACGACACGCAGACTATGATATGTATTTCGAGAGTGGAATTGACAATCTTGGTGGTTGGTTGACTGTGTTGAAAGACCACAAATTAGTAAAGTCCGCAGGTGCTTGGTATACATTAGTAGATGGAGAAGGTAAAGAACATAAATTTCAATCAAAAGATTGGGACGAACTTATGGAAGATGAAGAGTTGAAATCTTATGTCTATGACCTTATTTGTAATAAAGTAATATTACAATATAAAACAGAAGATATGGGAATCGATGATATTGAATATACAGACGAGATAGTTGGGGACTAATGAAAAAAGAGTATCTATCTATCTTGGAAGAAATCAAGAAGAATGGTGGAAAAGATAATCTTGGTGAATTGAACGATAAGGTTCTAATCATTGATGGGTTGAACACTTTTATAAGATGTTTTAGTGCGATACCAACAACAAATGATGATGGAGAACACATCGGTGGTTTATCAGGATTTCTCAAATCAATAGGTTATGTCGTGAGTATGGTCAGACCCACACGAGCTATCGTGGTATTCGATGGTAAAGGTGGGTCTACCAGAAGAAGAAAACTCTATCCTGAATATAAACAAGGTAGGAAAATGTCAGAAAGACTAAATCGTGCCGATGGACTATTCAATGAGAAGAATGATGAACGATTTTCTATGATGAAACAACTGAGAAGAGTTGTTGAGTATCTTGAGTATCTTCCTGTATTGACATATTCTGTTGATGGAATTGAGGCTGATGATACCATTGGTTATCTAACTAAACAATGTCTCAAAGAATCTGAAGTCATTATAATGTCTACTGATAAAGACTTTCTTCAATTGGTTAGTGATAGGGTGAGTGTTTATTCACCAACAAAGAAAAAATTCTACAAACCACCACAAGTATTAGAAGAATATGGTGTTAGTTCAAAGAATCTTTTATACTATAGAATTATAGAAGGAGATAAAAGTGACAACATAAAAGGTGTTCGTGGAATTGGTGGAAAGACAATACAGAAATGGGAAGTTTTATCAAAAGATAAAATGATTTCAATGGATGAGTTGATTAGTTTAGATAAAAGACTTTCAGACTCTTCAAACACATTAGATATAAATTACAAATTGATGCAGTTACACGATGTAAATATAAGTGGAACTACAAAAATAAACATATTGGATAGGTTAGATGAACCACCTACAGAACTGAAAAAGGTGAAGTTTCAGAAACTATTCTTAGAGGATAAACTATATGGTGCAATTCCAAATATTGATAGTTGGTTGAATTCAACTTGGAGTATGATAAATCACATAGTAAAGAACACAAATGGGAAGAAAGAAAATTTATAACACGGAAGAAGAAAAGCGACAGGCTCAAAGAAAATGGCAAGCCGAATACTATCTTCGTAATAAAGAATCGATTAAGAAGAAAGCTCGTGATAGATATAGATTGAAGAAGTCAAAGGAAATCCGTGAAAGAAGAAACAAAGAATTATATGGAGAGTAAAATATGGCAGATAGTCTAAACGATTATGGACCAACTTTTCAAACTAAAATACTATCGTCATTATTGACAGACAAGGTATTTATATCTACTATTATCGACATCATAGAAGTAGATTATTTTCAATCAGATGCAAACAAATGGATTGTGAAAACAATCGAAAAATATTTTATGGAGTATAAGACTCCACCATCACTTGATGCACTCAAAGTAGAATTGAAGAAACTAAAGAATGATGTTCTTCAAGTTGCTGTAGTTGAGGCTTTGAAATCGGCTTGGACTCATAGAGAGTCTGATGATTTAGATTATGTAAAGGATGAAATATTAGATTTTTGTAAAAATCAAAAACTAAAAAAGGCAATATTAGAATCAGTTGATTTGTTAGAAAATAAAGATTATGATGGTATAAAAATGGTAGTAGATACGGCAATGAGAGCTGGAACTACAAGAGATTTAGGACACGATTATATAAGTGGTTTTGAGGAAAGACTTGAAACATCGGCTAGAAAGACCACACCAACACCTTGGCCAGTAATAAATGATATAATGGATGGTGGATTAGGTGGTGGTGAACTTGGTGTTATGGTTGCACCAGCTGGTATTGGTAAGACTTGGTTTTTACAAACTGTTGGTGCGGATGCAATAAAGAAAGGTATGAAAGTTGTACACTATACACTTGAGTTGAATCAGGCTTATGTTGGTTTGAGATACGATACTATTATTTCAGGTATCAATACTCAACAATTGAAGTATTATAAGGAAGATGTACAATCAAAGTTATTTGACATACAAGGTAATCTGATGATAAAGTATTACCCTACAAGAACTGCATCGGTTCAGACAATATCATCTCATCTAAAACAATTAGAGTTGATAGAGTTCAAACCAGATGTTATTGTTGTTGATTATGCAGATATACTGAAACCCATATCAAATTATAGAGAGAAAAGATTGAATTTGGGTGAGACTTATGAACATCTTAGAGGTATGGCTGGTGAGTTTGATGTTCCTGTATGGACTGCATCTCAGGCAAATCGTAGTTCTTTAGAGGAAGAGGTAATTGGTGCGGATAAAGTTAGTGAAGACTATAGTAAGGTAATGACTGCAGATTTTGTTATGTCGATTAGTAGAAAAGTAGAAGATAAAGTTGCTAATCTTGCAAGAGTTCATATTATAAAAAATAGATTTGGTGTGGATGGTGTCACATACCCAACTGATATGAATACTGATATTGGTAAAATTATGGTAAATGATAGTAATACCAAACAAGGTCAGATTGCGAGTGAAAAGATGAATAACTCAGAAGAATATTTGAGGAAAATGGCAAAAAATCGATTCGACAATCTCAGTTGAGTATAATTATAAATGTATGTTATGGACACGAAATATTGGGAGTTTTTTGAATGAGTAAATTTCAGTTATCAGATAATTTTATAAATAAGTACAAGAGGAAAAAAGCTCCTTTTGGTTTTAATGGATTAGGTGAGTTGGTTTATATGAGAACCTACTCAAGAATCAAGGACAATGGCAAAAACGAAAGATGGTGGGAAACAGTACAACGAGTTGTAGAGGGAACTTACAACATGCAAATGAATTGGATTGAATCACATCAATTAGGGTGGAATCCCTGGCAAGCACAGAGGTCAGCACAAGATATGTATGACCGTATTTTCAATATGAAGTTCTTACCGCCAGGTCGTGGTTTGTGGGCAATGGGAACACCAATCACAGAGGAAAAAGGACTATATGCCGCCCTAAATAATTGTGCCTTTGTATCAACAAAAACAATAAAAGAAGACTATGCCAAACCTTTTTGTTTCCTTATGGATGCAAGTATGTTGGGTGTTGGTGTTGGGTTCGATACAAAAGGTGCTGGAGAGATAGTAGTCAAAGGTATAAACAAGGATAGAGATGTTCAGACATTTCAAATACCTGATACTCGTGAGGGTTGGGTTGAGTCACTAAAGTTACTATTAGAAAGTTACTTTCACGGACAGGCACCAATGGAGTTTGACTACTCAATAATAAGACCAGCTGGTGTACCAATAAAAGGTTTTGGTGGAGTTAGTTCAGGACCAGAACCACTAAAAGAAGTACACGAAGATATAAGAAAAGTACTTGAAAAGAATAGTGGAGAACCAATCTCAATCACTACAATTGTTGATATTATGAATCTTATCGGTAAATGTGTAGTGGCTGGTAATGTTAGAAGAACGGCTGAGATTGTATTTGGAGACCCACATTCAGAAGAATATTTAGATTTGAAAAATTATAAAGTAAATCCACATAGAGAACAATATGGATGGACAAGTAATAACTCCATATTTGCAGAGTTGGGTATGGATTATACAGAAGCTGCAAAAAGAATTGCAGACAATGGAGAACCAGGATTTGCTTGGTTAGAAAATATGAGACAATATTCTCGTATGAAAAATGGTGGAGACAATAAAGACCATAGAGTAATGGGTGGTAATCCTTGTTTGGAACAATCATTAGAATCATACGAATTGTGTTGTTTGGTAGAAACATTTCCTGAAAATCACGATGATTTTGAGGATTATGCGAGAACACTAAAATATGCATACTTGTATGCAAAAACAGTAACACTTGGTAGAACTCATTGGAGTGATACAAATCGAGTTATGTTGAGAAATAGGAGAATCGGTTGTAGTGTAAGTGGTGTTGCTCAGTTTATAACAAATAGAGGTTTAGATGAACTGAAAGAATGGTTGAATGGTGGATTTGATGTTATCCAACAATGGGATAAACAATATTCAGATTGGATGGCAGTTCCACGATCTATCAAGACCACATCGGTCAAACCATCAGGAACAGTTTCATTATTAGCAGGAGCGACTCCAGGATTACATTACCCTGAGAGTCGTTTTTACATTAGGAGAATAAGAGTTTCAAAACATTCGGAACTATTAGAACCTATGAAAAAAGCAGGTTACAAAGTAGAACCAGCATTTGGTTCAGAAGACACAACTATGGTTGTCGAAGTACCAGTAGATGTCGGTGAGGGGATTAGAACAGCGGCTGAACTTTCGATTTGGGAACAATTCAGTTTAGCCGCTTTTCTTCAACGACATTGGGCAGACAACCAAGTAAGTTGTACGGTTACATTCAATCCAGAAACGGAGACAGACCAAATTGCTCCGTGTTTGAATTATTATCAGTATCACCTAAAGGGTATTAGTTTATTACCAAGACACGATTATGGGGCTTATCCTCAAATGCCATATGAAGGTATTGATGAGAAAACCTATGAGAAAGAAGTAAAGAAATTAGGTAAACTATCCTTTGGTGTGATAAAGAATGAAGAGGCAGAAGTAGATAAATTTTGTAACAACGATAGTTGTGAAATCATTCCAACCACTGGTGATAATGATGACCAAGATTATGCAAATTAGACTTACAAAACAGCGGACAGGCAGACGACACACCTGTAAAAAAATGTGTCAATTTCAAAACAACAATAGGAGTGATTACTATGAACTATCGTAATCTAATCTCTATTCTTGCAATATCAGTAGGACTTGTTTATGGACAAGCCGTTACTGGTTTTGTTGGGGATGGAGAAAAACCACTTGTTGGAGCGAATGTAATCGTTGAGGGTACAGAACTCGGTGGAGTAACAGACGAAAGTGGAAAATTCGTCATCGAAACTGGATCTGGTACTTTTGACATTACTGCTTCATACATCGGTTATGTTGCCAAAACTCAATCAGTTGAGATTGGTGATATAGTTGGAAGTGTCAGTTTTGACTTAGAAACTGATGTGGTTGCTCTCACAGCACTTGAAGTTCTTGCTTCTCGTGCAGATGAGACTACACCTGTTGCTTATACTACGGTTAGTAAAGAAGAAATGGAAGTTCGTCTTGGTTCACAAGATATTCCAATGATTCTAAACACAACACCAAGTGTATATGCAACTCAACAAGGTGGAGGTGCGGGAGATGCCCGTATTAATGTTCGTGGATTCAACCAACGAAATGTCGCAGTAATGATAAACGGAGTTCCCCAAAACGATATGGAGAACGGATGGGTTTATTGGTCTAATTGGGATGGAGTAGGAGATGCTACTTCCTCAATTCAGATGCAACGAGGTCTATCAGCCGTGAATCTTGCTACACCATCAATTGGTGGAACGATGAACATTATCACCGACCCAGCTGCTCACGAAAAAGGTGGGAAGTTCAAACAAGAAGTCGGTGAGGGTGGATTTCTAAAATCTACCTTGAATTATAACTCAGGTCTAATAAATGATAAGTTGGCAATTAGTGGTACAATTGTTCGTAAAACTGGTGACGGTTTGATTGACGGTACTTGGACAGATGCTTGGGCTTATTATTTAGGTACATCATATGCTGTATCAGATAAACAGAGATTCGAGTTATATGCAATCGGTGCTCCACAAAGACACGGACAGAACCTATACAAACAGAACATAGCTACTTATTCTCAAGAGTTGGCTGGAAGTATCGATGGATACAATGATTCAGCTTATGTTGAGGGAGAGAAGTTTGAAACTGAAGCTGGTAGGTTCTTCAATCAGAATTGGGCACCTGTAGACCCATCATACAAAGGCCAACAATATTGGTATATGTATGGTGCGAGAACTACAGACAGGTACAATCCAAATCTGTTGAATGAAAGAGAAAACTTCTTTCATAAACCACTTGTAAATCTAAACCATTTCTATGATATAAATGATGATATGAGATTATCTTCAGTATTATATTGGAGTGGTGGTTCAGGTGGTGGTACTGGTACTTATGGAAGTGTCAGTAGAAAACCTGCAGTCGAAGGAGAACCTTGGTATGCAAGTTCACCTTGGATGTGGGATTGGAATGCTGAGATTGAACAGAACTCATCTAATGTAGATTCTGCTTGGTCTGATGTTGAAAATCGTTCAACAGGTATTCTTCGTAACTCAATCAATCGTCAGAACACATATGGTTTGATTTCTAAATTGAACTATGATGTATCAGACGAACTTGAAGTTCAAGTTGGTATCGATTGGAGAACTGCTGGTATTGAACACGCCCGTGAGGTTCGTGATTTATTAGGTGGAGACTACTATGTAAATTTCGCCGATGATAACGCACCTGATGGTAAAGTAGTTCGTTTAGGTGATATTATCGCCTATCACAACGAAACAACTGTAAATTGGTTTGGTGCTTTCTTACAAGGTAGTTATACTGGTGAGAAACTAAACCTTTATGGTATGGGTGGTGTATCCACTATTGGATATACTTACGAAGACCATTTTGCTCTAAATGTAGATGAAGATGGAAACAAAATTGATAATTTTGTTGAAGCTCCATCTATCACAACCTTTCAAGTAAAGGGTGGTGCTAGATATAATCTTGATGACAGATTATCAGCATTTGCTAATTTAGGGTATGTTCAAAAACCACCAATCTTAGATAATGTGATTGACTATGATGGAAATGTATCTACAAATCCAGATAATGAGAAATTCATATCTAATGAAATCGGTGGAGAATACAGAAGTGATAAAGTTGCTATCAAGGGTAGTTATTATAACACCCAATGGAAAGATAGAAACCTTACAAAATCTGTAACAACAGGACAAGGTGATTCAGGTGACACAGACATCATTTATCTAACTGGTGTAGACCAAAGTCATAGTGGTTTCGAGATAGAGTCTAAAGTTGCTCTACACGAAATGGTAGACTTAGATGTCGCTGTTAGTATCGGAGATTGGTACTTTGACGGAGATGCTAAAGGTGACTATACTTCAATGGAATACAATGAAAATAATGAGATTATCGGACAAACATCTACTGAGTATGAATATGCTCTCGCTAATCTAAAAGTTGGTGATATGCCACAAACATCTTATGTTGGTGGACTTACAGTAAAACCAATTAAAGGTTTGAGTGTACAAGGTCTTTATAGATGGTACGACAATCACTATGCTGATTGGAGTCCTGATTCTCGTGAGGTTGAAGGTGATGCAGATAGAGAACAAGTATGGAAAACTCCATCTTATGGTAAGTTAGACTTACATCTATCTTATAAATTACCTGAAATTGCAGGTCTTGATATGACTATTCACGGTCATTTATTCAATGCACTTGATGAGGTATTTATTCAAGATGCAGTAGACAATAGTAAATACAATGGGTATGGTGATAAACTTCACTTAGCTCATAATGCCGAAGTATTTCTTGGAACACCAAGAAGTTTCAACTTAGGACTATCTGTCAATTTCTAAAGTAATAAATTGGGGGGAATTTTTCCCCCCAATTATTGTAAAGGTACAAACATTGAAAAAGTTATTATTTTTGTTATTATTATTTTGTTGTGATGATAGAGTAGAAGACCCGACTAAATCTAATATTATCGTGACGATGTTACGAGTAGATAGAATTGAAATACTTGATTGGTTATGGATAACACCTGCTCCAATTTGGGGTCACTTAGAATCAGAAGATAGTATACCTCTTGAAAGAATGGTTGTACATTGGTGGAGTAATCTGTATTGGGACGAGGATGATTCAAGTGGTCATTATAGATTACTACCCAACAGAAGAAACAAAGCAATATGGTATGATAACTTTGGAAACAGAGATACTATGGATGTAGATGTAGACACACTAAGATGGACTACAGACAGATACTCTGAAGTAGATAGTTTAGGATATTTTTTTAATACACTAAGACCTACAAGAGTAATGCAAAATAAGGGTAGTGGTAGTTGGATGAAATTGTATTGGAGTATTGAAAATACACTAATAGATTCACAAGAAATATTTCTAATGGATTGAAAAAAAAAAA